ATGTCACCTTTAAGCATGAGATTATCACAAACAAAAACGCTGTTGCCCTCGGCAAATCCGACACTCATGGACTTGTCATAACTGTTACGGTAGCCAATGGAAAGCCCCATTTCTTCGTTCCCGTTCTTAAAGGTCAGCAGGGCGAAAAGCTGATTTCCTTCTCTGGCTACTCCGTAAGATTCGCGGTCTAAGGTGTAGCCCTTCAATAAGTCTTGGCTGATCTGCAAAACCCGATTTGTAAGATCAAGGTGTGCGATTGGTGAATAGGTGTCCGTCTTGTCCGGCGCTTTGAAAGCGTCCAGACCTTCCCGTGTGCTTGGTTTCCCTCCGCAATGGAGCATAAGCCCGTTCATAATGTTTGCCTCCTGTTTGTTTATAGCCTGTACCATTACAGACTATATTATTTTGATAATATACTCTAACAAAAAAGCCCCTCTTTGTCAATATAAATGTATAAAAGCCAATAACTCCCTAAGAATAAAAGGGAATTGAAGCAAGTGGAGGACAGCCAAAAGAGGGGGGCTTTAAATTTATTCAATTTTGAAAATAATATGTAAAGGAATTAAGCACATAGAGCAGGGCGATCATGGAAACCCAAAAGGGGTAAAAATGGCATGGGGTTTGCAAAGTGGAGCAAGGGCGACAAGGGAGCAAAGCGACAAGGGAAAGCATAGGAAAGAGGAAAGGAAACGGGGAGTTATAGAGAAGGGCAGGAAGTCGGGAAACTGTGGCTTTGTGCGGTCAATGCCCTTTTATGTTGGTCAACTCGTTTAAATGCCCTGTGCTGTACCCATTAAACAGCCCATACAATCACAAGGGGAGCTTTGAGATCGTTCAACCTAGAGGCTTTTAGAGTGGGTACTTTTTACCCACCTTAACAGCAGGGCTGTTTCCCTGTCCAGTTGCTCCTCCCTAGTAGTTCAGCCCCTTCCGGTGTAGTCCTGCGGTAATTCCTCAATGATTTCAAACCTAAGTCCGATAAAAAACGTTATGTCAACTTGAGGCCGTGCGGTGGGTTTAACTATATGATAAGACTACACAAAAGGACAGTTTAGCCCCTTGTTTTGGTGTGCTGTGTGTGCTTTCCTTTCCCTGCTCCGGCAAGGTGACAGATCAAAGGACAGGCGAGCCGATCAGCGAGCCGAAAGGATAAAGGGAAGTGAAAAGAATTACTATTGAAACACCCCCTAGACACCCAAGATTCCACACACACCCGCCATGAGCCTCTCCTCAGGGCCTCCTCCCCTGTATTACGCCACTCCAAGAGAAAGCCCGTCGACGGGCAGAACAGGGGTTGATATCATTACAGAAAATGCCAAGTTGCCACGGGGCGGACACCGCTCAGGAGTCCCTTTTCTGGACTGAATACCCCTTCTTTTTAGGTCATATTTCCCTTATAGAAAAGCCTCTGGCTAAAAATTTTAGAAAATTTTTCTTGCGTGAAGGAAACGATGAGTTTATCAGGGAGGTATGACACGCAGAATACGTGGAGTATTATGACACGCAGGAAACCAGGCTCTAAACCTAAAGATAGCGCGATCACTGACAACCCTAATCTGGAGGGTAAGAAACTCTCCAAAAGGGAGATCGCTGCGCTCAAGACCAAGGAGGCCCGCCTGTCGGCGGAGTTAACGGGAGGGGCCGGGGATTCCAGAGGTTCCGGGAAAAAACCACCTAAAAAGACCGAGGATCCGATCACCGCAGAGGAGAAGGATTTAAAGATCGCCCAGAAGATGCTGGAAGATCTGAGGTATGCCTACCGGAACGCCGTTGGTAAGGATGGGAAAAAGGGCAGGGAACGCCTCATGGAGCTGATGAAGACGGATTTCGAGTTCAAGTTTGCCATGAAGGAGCTGATGAAGATCGAGTCGGCTCTGGTTTCCTCGAAGATCAAATCACGGGAAAATGCCGGCGGTAACGGCGAAAGCGTTGCCACTCTGGTTATTTTAAAGGGGCTGTACGATGAGGAGCCCAAGAAAGTTAAACAGGATGAGAGGGTGGATTTGGATCAGGTGGCGAATGCCCTGAATCCCGAATACCATGAACAGGAACCGAAGAACGAAGACGCGGTGGAGGGACCGGGACGATGACGATGAATATTTTGAGTTTATTTTCGGGTTTGTTTGGGGAGAAGATCAGCAGGGACTTTGCTATGGCCTCGCAGGTGGCGCGCGGTAATTATTTCCATAACCACTCCAGGTATAACCAGCGGAAGCACAGGCAAGCTGACCGAAGCACGATCTTTGCCAACAGACGCATTGCGAGGGGGTTTTAGCCATGGAAAAAGTAATCAAGCACGACTATCAGGGGCAGACGTTCTATTTTCAGGACTCACCGATTGCCCAAATCCTTATCCAAGAAATTTTCAATGATAATTATAAGATCTTCCAGCGCGGCGTGACCTTTGTGGATGGTGATGTGGTTGTCGATATCGGCGCCAACGAGGGCATGTTCAGTATCATGCTGGCAAATCTCTTTCCCAACATCGTTGTCATTTCCTATGAGCCGGTGCCGAGTACCTTCCAGCACATGCTCAAGAACATCGAGATCAACGGTGTCACCAATATTGTGCCGTTTAATGTCGGGATAGGCGTCCCGGGCAAGGGTACGATCAATCTCAATAAGAACTTTTCCGGCGGCGCTTCACTGATGGACACCTATGATCCGGCGCTTCATGAGCAGGTCAGCGTCGATCTTATTGGTTTCGACGATATCTTTTCGCCGAATTTCTTCAAGGCTCGTCCTCTAAAAAGCAGGGTAAGGCTTCTTAAAATCGATATAGAGGGCGGCGAATATGATGCGCTGTACAATGCCAGGCTTCTGCAGCGTGTGGATTTTGTCGTGGGAGAATTCCATAGCAACAAGCGTCTCGAAAGCCTGGGGCGGGATATCAATGAGCTCGGTACGTGGGTTGGCGCTCAGACCAATCTGCTGTATTACGAAAAAATGAAAATGGGGGAATAAAATCATGGCAGAAAACAAAAGTAAAGGAGCTCCGCATAGTGCGGATTTTCCGTTGGCAAAAACGTTGGTGTCCTTTGAATCGGGGCACTATAAGGAATTTACGGGGACATGGATGGGCGATTCCGTGTGGGCGCATTTTGTGACTCAGAGCGGCAAGGTGATCCATGTCAACAAGGACAAGGTTGAGTATATCCAGACGGAAGAAGTGAAATAGGCGCGGGAGCTGTGTGCTCTAATCGGCAGCCGAGCCGCCCTTCGGGACGGTAGCTAGATGTGTTCGGGCACACAGTTTTCTGTGAATACTGAAATTCACGAATTCATGAATTTGCGAATTTTGGCAAACTGAACTTTTGAGGGAGGAAAAAACATGGAAAACGGATTGACAATAGTGTTTGACGGCAGTTTTATTTTAGTAGGCAGGCTGGACGGGAAAAAACTCATGAGACCGAGAATTCTTACCTTTCGGTCTGACGGAAAAGTGGACATGAATCCGATGCCGCTTATTCCGCCTTTTGTAACGCTGAATAAATACACGGGGCATTATCCCGTACCCGACAGGGAGAAAGAGTTTATTGCGACCTATAACCGGATAACAAACGGATTAGTGGATCCCAATGGCTGAAAAGCGGTTCCAGGTTCTTTACGATTACGATGATGTGCCCACGCTCAAGAGATTTACCTTGTGCAATGATCGGGTGCGTCTTGCTATGGGGCCGTTCGGTTCCGGAAAATCATCGGCCTGCGTTATGGATATTGTTAGGAGGGCGCATGAACAAAAACCGAGTGCTGACGGTATTCGACGAAGCCGGTGGGCCGTTGTCCGAAACAGTTATGGACAGCTTAAAGATACGACCATCAAGACCTTCCATGATTGGTTTCCACCTAAATTATTCGGGGAGTACCGAATTACCGATCACGTCTACATCATCACAAAATTCCCAGGGATACACCTCGAAGTTTTATTCAGAGCTCTTGATCGACCAGATCAGGTTAGCAATCTCCTCTCGCTGGAACTCACTGGCGCGTGGTTTAATGAGGTGCGTGAAATTCCGAAGACGATTATTGAGGCAATGGACGGCCGTATCGGTAGATACCCATCTGGCCGTGACGGTGGGGCATCGTGGTACGGTATCATTATGGACACAAATCCGCCTGATGAAGATTCGTATCTATACAAAATGTTTGAAAAGGTACGACCTTCAAACTGGAAAATCTTTAAACAACCGTCGGGGCTGAGCATCCATGCAGAAAACACAAAACATCTCCCAAAAAACTACTACCAGAAACTTGCCATCGGCAAGGACGAAATGTACAAACGGATTTATATCCACGGGCAGTACGGCTATCTCGTTTCGGGGAAACCGGTGTTCGCGTCGTTCGTCGATAACGTACACGTCGCCCGTTCTATTATCGATCCTATCAAGGGACTTGATGTGCTGCTTGGATTCGATTTTGGACTTCAACCGGCGTGTCTCATTGGGCAAATTACTCCGCTAGGGCAGCTCCGGATTCTGGACGAACTCGTTTCTGACGGTATGGGGTTGCGGCAGTTCTGTGAAAATCAGCTTTTGCCGCTTTTAAGGCAGAAGTATTTCGGCATGAACGTCATGGGTTTCGGCGATCCCTCCGGCACATCACGCGCGCCCACGGACGAATCGACCTGCTTTGAGGTTTTGCAGGGACCGGAAGTGGGATTAAGGAATGTGGTTCCGGCTCCCACAAATGCGATTCTCCCGAGGATTGGGGCGGTGGAGTCGTTCCTGAACAAAATGTATCAGGGGGAGCCGGGATTTATACTCAGCCCGAACTGTCATTATATGCGCAAGGCAATGAACGGTGGCTATCACTACGAGAAAGATCCAAAATCGCTTGGCGAGGAATATAAGCCGATGCCGTCCAAAAATTTCAGTTCACACATCTCTGATGCCTTGGAATACCTGTGTCTGTTTATAGCGGAAAAAACCGCTAACGATATAAAGTGGAAAAATTTTGCGGCGAGGTTACAGAAAAAACAACACGAGACTGGTTCCATGGAGGCCGGTTACTAAAAGGAGCTCACTATGGACGAGATTAAGAAAGCGTTTGATCCCAAGGAGCGTAATTCTGCGGAAATGAAGGCATTTGGATTTCGGTTGAGAAATCAGTTCTCAACCAATGAAGCCTATCGCCGTCCGAAAGAGTTACAGTGGTTGGAAGATTTGCGGCAATACAAGGGCATTTATGATCCCGACGTGAAGATTGCCAAAAATAATTCCAAGGTCTATCCAAAAATAACAAGATCAAAGGTCAACATTGTCCTTTCCAGACTCCATGAAATGCTTTTTCCCGAGACCGAACGGAACTGGGAAATTCTTCCCATGGACGAGCCTAAGATTGCGCCGGAAATTGTTAAAATGCTCATCACCAAAGAGATCCAGAAGAAAATGATTGGCATTCAGGAGCCACAGCCGCAGAGCCATCCAACAATGCAGCCGGGCGGCCAAACATCGGGCACAGCGCAGATAAAACAGCCGCCGCTGCCTACCGTTGCCGAGGTAAAACTCGCTATCAAGAAGTATGCGGAAGATTGTTGCGATACCATGACAATGGTGATTGATGATCAGCTTTGCGAAATGGACTATCCGGAGGAGACAAAAAAGGTTCTACGATCGGGATTGACTTTCGGCACTGGAATCATGAAAGGCCCAATGATCAATCACCGGACGAAACATACCTGGGCGCCGGCAAAAAACGGCGATTTCGAGGAAACGAAACAGGCCGAGGAAGTGCCGTATTTCGAAGCGATCAGAATTTGGGACTGGTATCCGGATATGACAGTTACGGACATTGAATCCATAGAAGGCTCATTCGAGCGTCACCTTATGACCAAGCACGACCTCCGGCAGCTCCTCAACCGCGAGGACTATATTCCCGAAATGATCCTGGAATACCTTGAGGCTCATCCTTCCGGCGATTACGTTCCCAAAAACTGGGAAGTGGATCTCCAGACTATCGAGGTCATGGCCGGTGCCGGCAAGACAAATTACACCATGACTATGGGTGCCACCAACAGCAACGATACCAACAGGACTACAAACCGCCAGATCGGCAAGAAATATGAAGTTCTCGAGTATTGGGGTTATGTCGATGGTTCTGATTTGCAGGCGTGCGGATTGGATATCCCCGATGTGAGCCTCGAATATGCTTGCAACGTATTTCTTTTGGGGCAATTCCCGATCAAGGCCGTCCTTTTTGACGGCGC